GATCGGCCTGGTATTCGGCATTGCGCTTTGCTTCAGCGCGCAGGGTGGTGATGGTGGCCTGGCTATCGGTGTTGGCCTTGATAGCCTCATCCTTGGCCTGGGTCTCAACCCGCTTCTCTTCGCGAAGGTCCTCAACCCGCAGTTGTTGAATGCCAACCAACAGAAGGCCCACCAGCGCGATGATGATTGCCGCAGCTCTCGCCTTCATCCCAAATCCGCCTTTCTGCCCAGGAATCGGATGATCATGTCCCTGATCGCCGTTACGCCGATGAAGCCAATGGCACCACCAGCAGCAACAGACAAGCTCGGCGGCCAGGTCATCCACTCGATAATGCTGCTGGCCGACAGGCTGAGAGCACCGCAAATCAGCGCCTCCAAGATGATCCGCCACTTGTTTGGCTCTTTGGCTTCGTACAGCACGCGAAGAAGAGTGATCGTGACGGCCATGATTGCGCCCTGCCATAGCGGGTTCGAGAGGGCCAGCCAGATCTGGGCCCACGTGTCTGGCTTGTCTGGCATGGGTGGCATCCGGGTTTCCTCCCTCTCGGGGAGATTGATAAATCCGGCCCCATCAGCACTCCCGGCCATAGCAACGGGTGTGGTGGAGCCGAAAACGAAAAAGCCCCGGCGAATGCCGAGGCTCTATGAACTGTATAAAGCAAAAAGCCCAACTCAGGGTCGGGCTTTGCTCGCGGAAAAACCGCAAAGTAACGAGAAATCTATATGCAGGGACCGGGGCTGTCAACACACTCGCTTGATCTTTCTGCCGGCGATGAGGATTTCCACATAGAGGCAGCCTGAAGCGGCCCCACTCGAAGCCGCGTTAATGAGCCCTCCAGCGATTTAAGCTCCACCAAACGAAACTTTGGCCCTACCTCCAGCCCACGTCTTTCACCAAGCAAGACTTGGTCACCATAAAACCCTATAACTACATCACCGCCCGTAACCCAATAGTACTCGGCAGTTGCCGCATCTTTTTTTCCGACAGCCCAAAAACACCATAAAAAAACTGAGGCACCACAAAGGAAAATTATGTTCCTACTCGCCGTTTGCAAGTGCATTAGGAATTGTCGGTTTGGATTAGCATCGCTCCTATCTGCTTCACTGCCGAACTCAACCTTTACCTCTTTAACAGCAAGAGCGATGAATACTCCTAATCCGATGCAAATATTAAATATCCAACGCCAAAAAGATGTCATCGACAGACTAAAAAGAATTAGAGCGATGATGGTAAAGGCGAGCGCAGCCAAGATCACCTTTGGTCTAGGAGCCGCAACTTTGATGCCTGATACAATAGACAGAACGATAAATGTAATAACTATTGCTGGGTAAACAGTCAATATGACCGGTAAAATTCCGAAAGAGCTTATTTGCAAAAACTCAATAGGCGCTTCGAAAAAGTTGAGTCTTCCCATTTCATGAAACGCGAACAATATATAAGCCAGCGGCCCAAGTAGAGCCGCCGCTGACAACAGGTAAGTCGCGAGTGTTTTTCCGTCCTGCATTTCTTTTCCCTAGAAATATTGGAGTAACTGTGCAGATGTCACTAAAACAAGATTTAGGCAGCGCACCGCTTAGATTCTAGCGCGCCATCGATCCAAGCAACACCTGCCTTCCAGAGCTGCCTAGTTTTCTCTTCGCCGAAACCCAGCTTCTTGCCGACCTCCATGAGCGAAGTGTCGCGACTGGTGTAGTACTTCATCAGTACCTGGCCGCATTCGGGGTACCGCTTGAGCAGTCGGCCTATCAACCCATCGATCAGCAGCGCGTCGTCGTCGGTGATCATCGGCGACAGTACGGTGTTCTCGCGAGAGGCGCAGCAGGACACACCGGAGCCCAGGACAACCCAGCGGCCCCAATGCTCGAGCAGATCCTCGGCGGTGCGTTCTTTAAAGCTCGGTGTGAAGGCCATGGCTCAATCCCCTGTGAAGTTGGTGGCACCTGGGCCACGGCGGTTGTTACCGTTGTATTGCGCTTCAGCACCCGCAGGCCTGAAGCAATTGTGTTGTGCGATCTGTTGCTCGGCTGCCTGGAGCCGGATGCTCAGCTGCGTCACCAGCACCTCCAGCGGCAGCGCTTCGCCCGTTTCGGCCGCGACCCAGCCCGAGGCGTTGCACTGCACACAGGCCAGTTCGTGGAATACGCCCTTGATGACCGCGCGACCACGGCATGCCGGGCACATGGCCAGGTCGAGTTGGGCGGCGCGGAATGCTGGGCCGTGTAATCTCTTCATGCCTTCACCCAGCGGCGAACAACAAGCTCACACCCTGACATCAGCGCGACGCCGTTGCATTTACCGACATGCGACTTCCGAGACCTGCATCCGCAATGGCAAAGCTTGCGGGACTTCGGTACCAGCGCCTCCATATAGCGGATGTGCTCAGGCAGGCCGCCGACCTGGCCCCAGCCCTCCATTCCGCCGCGCATTGCAGCTGACCTCGCTGCTGGAGACAGCGAATTCAGGTCGGTCTGGGCGGGGTCACTGCTCTTTTTCATCATTTTTAAACCTCGCCTATGGTTGATTCTTGTGTGGCCTCGCAGCCCTTGTGTTCCGTGGCCTCCAGCGAATTACCGGAATCTCCCGTTCTAAAGCCGGTCAATCCGTGAATCAGGTCAAACCCACGCCGGTCTAGATGGGCGTGCCACTTCTCCAGGGCATCACGCTTGCGGCCCATCACGTCGGACTGGATGTAAACCTTCACGTTGTGGCCCATGGCATGGTTGATCAGCAGCTCGCCAGTCAGGTGGTCGATGCCGATATCTGCCCAGCCGGTACGAGCCACCTTGCGCAGGTCGTGGCTGGTCCATTCACCACGGCCCAGGCGCGTGAACACGGCGCTGGCCTGGCCCTCGCTCAGTGGTTTCCCGTTGCGGGCCGGGAACACGTACTGGCCGTCGTAGCCATTGGCGTACTGCCAGTCGCGGTAGCGCTTCAGGATCTCGATCAGCTGTTCGGTCAGCGGCAGGTGATGCTCGACGCCAGTCTTGGTGTGGTCACCTGGAATGAACCACTCTCGCTCGGCCAGGCTGATGTGCGCCCACTGGGTCAACCGACTTTCACCGATGCGCGTGCCGTGGCAGAGCATCAGCAGGGCCAGCATGGCGTCACGCGGCGCGAACACGAACACGTCGGCCAGCTGCTCGAGCAATTCAGGCAGCTGCACGCCGCGCAGCCGGGACGGCTTAATCCCGACCTTGGCCTTGGAGAAGTCGCTGAACTTGATGCCGGCCATGAGGTTGGAAGCGATCAGGCCCAGCTTGAACGCTTGGCGGAAGGCCAGGGCCAGCAGCTGAAACACCAGGCGCACATAGTCGATGGACAGCGCCTCTTGGAGCGGCCACATCAGCTGACTGTCGAGGGTGGCCTTGTCGATGCTGGTAAGCGGAAGACCGCCGAGGCGCGGGATCAGATGGCACTTGATCGCCGAGGCGCCGGTCTTCTTGCGCTTGCTCGACAGGTTGCGGTCACGAGCCATGCGCTCGGCGTACCACGACAGCAGTTCACCGACTGTTCCCCACTTCGACAGGCTGGTGCCCTCTCCCGCCTCCAGGCGCAGGCGAATCGCCGGAAGCGCCGCGACCACCTGCTTGGTATTGATGTCCGGGTAGCTGCCAATCAGATTCCAATCACCCTTGGTGACCAAGTACCAGGACGCGCGTACGCGGGCCTTGGTGAAGCGCAGGTACAGGCCACGGTTGTCGGTGTCGCGCAGGTCGCGCGCTGCGCCGGCGGCCTGGCGCTTGATTTCGGCGTCGGTGATCTTCACGGCGGCGGTGCTCACGATGAAGCCCTCGGCCAGATATTCAAGCCTTCTTTCTCGCCACCGTCGTAGCAACTACGGGCCCTGTTGTGTCGTTCATTCCAGCGCTCGATCGCGATCCGCATCACGTCAGCCACTTCGAGGTCGTAGATATCCTCAAATGTGCCGAGCGAGCACGTATTGATGTTTGGGCCCTGGGCGCCGCAGTCATGGCACCAGACATGCGCCTCGTACGCCTCATCGAAGTCTTCGTTCTGCTTGCGCTCTTCGAACACCTCTTCCTGGGTAATCCAGTTGCGCGCAATGATGCACGGCGGCCCTTCGCAGAATGGGCACGGATTCATCTTGATTGGCTCGATCATGCCGCAGCCCTCGTTTGTGGTTGAAGTAAGTAGGCACGGATGGCCTCGATGGCATCGAAGTGCCCACGGCAGACGATGGCCAGGTAGCCCTGATCGGTCAGCGCCTGCAGGTAAGCGTCCTGGGCCGGGGAAACAGCGGCGTCATGCGGCGCGGTAGCCTTGAACTCGATGTACAGCCCGAAATACCCGCCGCGGGCCATCGGCAGCACCAGGTCAGGAACACCGGCCTTCACGCCCTGCTCTTTCAGCTTGATCGCCACCAGCTTGTGCCGGTGCCCACCGTTCGGGACGTGGTAGATCAGCTTCGCTGCCGCCGGATAGCGCAGGGTGATCTCTTTGATCAAGGCCGCCTGCTCCAGGCCCTCACGGTCGATTGACTTGGCTCGCACTGGCTTGACGCTGAAGGCCTTCGGGCTGAACGGTTTCAAAGTTTCACTCTGCCTTCGCGAATGAGGATGTCCTGGGTGCGCATGACGCCCTCGGCCAGGAATAAACGGATCTCGTACTTGGTCAGCTCACCGGGAGCGCGCAGCCGACCGTCGGCGATGTCGTGGCAGTAACCGCAGGCCCAGGCGGCCTGGAAGTCGTTGGGCTTCATGCCCATGCCGCAGGTGCCGGCCAGCCGGTAGTGCGCCAGCACGGTGGTGGATGGCTCGCAAGAGCACCCAGGGAAACGGACCTGGCACTCGCGATCCCTGGCGGCGGCGGTGAGCTTGCTCATTTGGAGCCGCCCGCGAGCCGGGCGCGGAGTTCAGCAAGCGCGCCTTTGCCGACCTCAGGGGTGATTCGCCCGTCGACCTTTGCCGGAAGCGCCTTAGGCATTGGCTGAAGCGGCAACCCATCGAGCAAGCGCCGAATGGTGATCGTGTAGTTACGGTCGAACAGCTTGAGGCTGAGCACAGCATCGAGTTTGTTCAGGCTCTCGAAACCGCATTCTTTGGCCGCGTGCCAGACAGCGTCGTGCGACCACCGGCCCTGCCCCGCCATGCTCGGATGGGCGTTTCGAACAGCTTCACGGTGTGCCGCCGCCAGCGGAGGAAGCCCGAGCATTTCCGGGGTTGGCTTGCACCACTCGATGAACTGCCCAGGGCTTGGGATGAAATCGGACACCTGCTTACGGGCCTTGGTCATACCGAATTCGATTTGCCCCTGGGTGCGTATGCCCTCGTCGAGGAATGCTTGCATCCACTGGACCTTGGCGGCGAGGTAGGTTTCCTT